TACCTGGGGGTTACCTCTTGGTCACCATACCAAGAGGTAACCTTTTTTCTTTATGCTTCAATATGTTATATACTGGTTACCACTGTTACCATATCTTTTAAGAAAAAGAGAATATAGGGCACCATGAACAGTAGTAGTAGTGTGGTGGTGGTGGTGGTGGTGCCTGGGGCCTCCGGTTTTGGGGGTTATGTGGTAACCGGCAACTTTGCCCCAAACTCCTTGCGGCAGTAAGAGTGTGGTAAAAAAGTGCTATGGTAACCGGACTGGAAACCGGTAACAGGCTCTTTGGGGTGGCGGCGGGGGCTCCCGATCCTCTACACTGTGACCTCGCTGGGGCTGGCCCCCTGGCGGATGCGGCGAGCCCTCAGGGTTCGGTCTTCCCGGCACTCCCCCCGACCCCGCATCGGACCCGTGCCCGCCCTCTAGCCCAGGGCAGACCGAACCCTGAGGGCTTTTTCGTGCACGCGCCTATCTACATCAATGGGACAACGCCTAGGCTTGCGGGTGACGGGTATGGTGATGTCTACTTGATCTGGAGCTTGGAGACACTTAAAGGCTATGTCGGTGTGACTACCGGCGCGATAGAATCACGCGCTAAAAGACACATACAGAAGCGCGATGGACGCCCGCTTTGTGTTGACATGCGTGCACTTGGTGCTGATGCGTTCTCTCTGTATGTTCTTGATCAACCGCATATTTCCTCTTTGAAAGCAGCAGAGCGCACTTGGATAGATGTGCTGGGCACTTTTAGACCCTACGGCTACAACCTGACCCGCGGGGGGGAATGTAAGTGGGTTGATATGCTTCAGGCAGAAGACACGGCTTTAATGAGGCTGCACCGCCTGCTTTCAGCACGGAAGGCTGGCAGAGTTCTTGCCTGAGTGCTAAGCTCTTGGTCCATAAGTATGTCCCCAAATAACCAAGGAAAACTATATGGGTAAGTTGACTGGTGGAAGCCAGCGCAAAAGGCCAATGACAGACGAATGGCGTGCCAAGATTCAGGTTGGTGCAATCCTTACCAGGATGAACAAGCACACCTTGAATAAAGACGGCGATATCATGACCAATGCGCAGATTAAAGCGGCCGACATTCTGTTAAAGAAACGGCTGCCTGATCTAAAAGCCATCGATGTTACGGGACCTGGCGGCGGACCAGTGCAGGCCCAGGTTGAAGTCACCTTCATTCGGCCATGAGTCGGCTTGATGGATTGCTGGAGCGTGCAGAAATAGCCTGTGGAAGCGGGGATGTAGTCTATGCCGGGACAGAGGCGCTCGCCCTCTATGCCGCGTTACGAGGTGAGGTGAACCGTGGCGACAAAGGCTGCCGTGCCCCGTGGATTGTTTCCCGCTCTTTGGTGAAGGTTATTGGCGAGCCTGACTGGAGAGACGCGGCCGGGCGTCTTCTGGCTGAAATACGTGGTCTGATCCCATGATAAAGCTCCAGGTCCCTGCCGTATTCGACCCCCTATGGACCCAAGCGGCGCGCTATAAGGGGGCGCACGGCGGGCGGGGCAGCGGAAAGAGTCACGACCGGGCGGCGGCCTGTGTCGTGCAGATGCTGGCCGGTAAGCGCATCGTCGGGCTGCGCGAGGTGCAGAAGTCGATTAAGAACTCGGTCAAGTCGCTGGTCGAGGATAAAATCCAGGAGCTGAATCTATTGGATCAGTTCCGTATTAACCAGGACGAGATTCAATGCCTGTCTGGCGGGGGCATGATCTTTCGCGGATTGCAGGATCACACGGCTGAGTCAATCAAATCCCTTGAGGGCTTTCATATCGCCTGGGTCGAAGAGGCCCAGACGATCACAGAGCGCTCTTTGAGGCTCCTCACCCCAACCATTCGAGCACCAGGCTCTGAGCTGTGGTGGACCTGGAATCCGCGCTTTGATACAGACCCGGTTGACAAGCTCTTGCGCGGCCCTGACCGGCCCGAGGGCTGTGTGGTGGTCGAGGCCAACTATGGTGACAACCCCTTCTTCCCGCCTGACCTTCGGGCGGACATGGAGCGGGACTACCGCATCGACCCCGAGAACGCCAAACATATCTGGGGCGGCGACTATCAGCGCATTGGGGAGGGCGCGTACTACGCCAACGAGCTGTCGCGTCTCTACGAGCAGGACCGGATCTGTTCGGTCCCGGTCGAGCGCAATGCCCCGGTCCATACTGCCTGGGACATTGGCGTGGACGACATGACCGCGATCTGGGTGTGCCAGATCGTGGGCTTCGAGACGCGCATCGTGGACTTCATCCAGGATCGAGGCCAGGATGCGGCCTACTATGCACGCTGGGTCAGGGACAGGGAGTACGATACTGGCATGGCCCTGCTCCCACATGACGCTGGCGCTCGTGAGAAGGGCACCCTGAAGACCTACCAGGATCACCTCCGCGAGGCTGGGCTGGTACGTTCTGTGATCCTGGGGCGCACGGCTAACCTGATGGGGGACATCCAGGAGGTGCGCTCCTTCCTGCCCCGGTGCTGGTTCGACAAGGACCGCTGCGAGCCTACGGGCCTGAAGCTCCTGGGACGCTACAGGGTGGCCATGGACGAGCGGCTGAACATTCCCCTACCCCGGCCGGTCAAGGATGGCTCAGATCACTGCGCAGACGCCTTCCGCGCCCTGGTGAAGGGGGCGCACTATATGCAGGTCCAGGGGTCGAGCCCCTACGACAATCCAAACATCTCTCCCAACGTCCCCTCGCGCATCCCAGGCGACGGCATCTATCGCAGGAAAACAACCAATGCTAGACCGTGACGCATTACTGGTCGCACTGCGCGACGAGATAGACCGGGCAGAGGATCAACCGCGGGAGTCAACGCGGGACGTTGCAGCTAAGTATTTCTATGGGGAGTTACCGGCACCTCCCGATGACCTACGCAACGTTGGTTTCGCGGACATGGTCTCTACTGACGTGGCTGATGGCGTGCAGTCGGTGATGGCGGAGTTGATCCCCACCTTCACCAGCTACCCGGTGCAGTTCCAGGCTATCGGCCCTGGAGATGAGGCGGTGGCCGACCTGGAGTCCAGGGCTGTGCACCAAAGCATGATGGACGCAGGCGGCTACCTGGCAATCGCGCAGGCGACCATGTCCATCCTGTTGGACCGAGCTGGAGTTCTCAAGGTCTACTGGGACTCGCGCAGGGTTCCGCGGTACCAGCGCTTCGAGGGGATGCCTGTTGAGGCACTCCCGATCAGTGACGACTTGCTGGAGGCCGACCTGGATGAAGAGACGGGGTTGGCGAGCGGGTTGATGCGGACTTACGAGATGGTGGCTGGTCCCAAGGTGGATGCGGTCCCCTTGAGCGAGTTCCTTATCGCCAAAGACACTTTGCCGGGGCGTATGGCGGACTCCCGGTATATGGGCCAGCGCAGGACCCTGTTGCGGGGTGAGCTGGTCTCTATGGGATTCGATGAGGCCCTCGTGGCAGAACTGAACGCCTGGGAAGACCAGAACCAGGCCAGTCATGAGTCCATCGAGCAGATCATGTGCGTGGACTCTTACTACCGAATCGACGCTGACGGAGACGGTATTGCTGAGCTGCGGCGAATCATTACCGGGGGCGGCACTGAGGGCACTGACGAGATCCTTTTTGACGAGCCCGTGAATGCGGCCCCGTTCGCCGTGGGGCTGGGCTACCTTGGGCTGTGGACATGGGACGGGGTCTCCTTGTTTGACAAGCTCAAGGAAGTGCAGGACATGAAGACCGGGCAGCTTCGGGACTTGTCAGACCTGATGCATCGGGCCAGCAGGCAACGGGTGGGCGCTGTCGAATATGACGCCAACATCGACGACCTACAGACCTCGGTGCGTGGTGGCGTGGTGCGCTGCAAGACCCCTCAGGGTGTGTTCCCGCTCCAAGAGGTTGCGGTGCCGATGGGCGCGTTCGAGCTTCTGGGGTATATGGACAAGGCCCGGCGCGACAAGGGTGGTGGCGCCATCGACAGCGCACAGCAGGCACTTCAGATCGGCGGCGAGTCGGCCCATGGGGTCGAGCGGATCATGTCCAGCATCGAGCAGATCAACTCCCTGGTGGCCAGGACCGCGGCTGAGACCCTGATCAAGCCAGCCTACGCGCTGATGCACACCGTTCTGCGTGAGAACATGCAGCAGGAGCTACAGGTCCCCGGCTCCACCGGCTGGGAGTCTACCAACCCTGGAATGTGGCAACCGCGGGAAAAGATGGTCCTCACTCTGGGCATGTCGAGTGCTGAGCGCCAAAGACGCCTTGTGGCCCTCGGGGGTGTGATTGCGCAGCAGCAGACGGCCCTGCAAGCGGGGCTGGCAG